TGATCTGAACCATTATAAGACAGCTATGGCGATGATGACAGTAAGTGAGTATCATCAGGATTATACTGATAAAGACATTAAAGAGTTTATAGAGCCGCCACTATCATTAGGTAACTATTTGATTATACAGGATGAAGATGGGTTTCCGTTTGTTTTTGCGACATGGGCTTTTCCTGAGATGCACCACATTGACAGCTATGTGCGTTATAGCAGGTTTCCGGCATCTGGTTTTCGTGGTTGCGGCGACAGTCCGTGGGTAATTGACTTTATAGCTTTTGGTGGTTTTCAGAGTATAAAAGCTGCTTGCCGCTATTTAAAAGACACATTTGTTGAAATGGGCTATACTGACTGCTATTGGTTGCGTACAGAAACAGGAAAAGTTGGCTTTCACGCCTTGAAGGAGCATTGATATGGGATCAGGTGCTGGCACATCAGAAGATTTAGTAAGGCCAACGGTGCGCAGAATGCCTTTTAAAAAAAGCACCGCCCCTGCATCAGCGAAAATGAGTGAGGTTGGCGTAAACTATGGCCCCCAATCTGGAATGAGTCCGGCTGCGGCAAAGGCGATAACTGGTGATGATGCGGCTGCGTCGAAACTTGCTGGACGTGACATAAGTGTGGCGCAGCTTGGCAATTTACAAAGCAGAGCAAATGTTGGTCAACTGCCATTTAGCGCTTTAAACATTATCGGCAAGCGCAGGGCAAAAACAATTTTGGATACTTTGATTGAGGGCGGCACGCCGGAAACAGGACAGCGCGGATTTATACAAGGTGTCGCTGATGTAACGCCACGGGTAACTCCAAGGGTTACGCCAGAGCGTGTGCCTGCTTCGCTGGACGCCGTAGATTACGACACAATGCCATACTTTGAATCTTCTCGTTCTCCAAACGTTGACCAAGCCGCAGTAGATGCTAGAGAGTTTTTAATGAAAAACGCTAAACGAAATGAAACTGCGGCCTCATTTGCACTTAAAAGAGTAAAAAAGAATGTAAAAAAAGGGGTGCAACGCAGAGATAGAAATTTATTAGGGCGTGGAGAAGACATGCCAGATTTAGCGCGTCTTTTGAAATAAGGAGTATAGTATGTCTATGTTTACACCAAGAGTCACTATGCCGCCACCACCGCCGCCACCAGAGCCGCCAGCAAGGGTAGACTATGCGCGTGCTGATGCTATGGCCTCAGAAGCCTTAAAGCAGGCTACAGGCAGGCGTAAGGGGCGTGGCGCTACAAGAGTTGCTGGTGCGCTGGGGGAAGAAACAGTAACCGGACAAACCCCGACATTACTAGGTTAGGTAGCTGAAATGGATCCCATCAAAGAACTCGTCAATCGTTTCGATGATTTAGAAAGCCGTCGTGACAACTGGGATACGCATTATCAGGAGTTGGCAGATTATATGCTGCCGCGCAAGGCTGATATTGTGCGCAAGCGCAGTCGCGGCGAAAAGCGTATGGAGAATATCTTTGATGGCACCGCATTACAGGCGGTAGACCTGCTGTCTGCCTCACTGCATGGCATGCTGACCAGTGGCGCTACGCCGTGGTTCCACCTTGCAATGAAAGACCCAGAGGTAGGACGCGATGACATGGTGCAACGCTGGCTGGAAGATAGCAGCAAGCGCATGATTAGAGCGTTTAACCACTCAAATTTTGAGACTGAAGTACACGAATTGTATGTAGATCTCGTTGTGTTCGGCACAGGTTGCATGTTCGTAGAGATGGATGGCGACAACTTGCGGTTTAGCACGCGCCACATTTCAGAGTTTTACGTTGCAGAAGACCAGTTTGGCTTGGTTGATACTGTGTTTCGTAAATACAAGATACCTGCACGGCAAGCTGTGCAACGTTTTGGGCTGGAAAACGTAGGCAAGTTTATCCAGCGCACATTTGAAAAGAAGCCAGATGAAGAGGTAACGCTGCTGCATGCTGTTCTGCCGCGTGATGAACGTGATCCCACGAAACGCGACAACAAGAACATGCCATTTGCATCGGTGTATATTTGTATGGAAACCAAGATGCCGGTAGCGATCAGCGGCTTCCAAGAGTTTCCGTACATTGTCCCGCGCTTTCTAAAGGCAACTGGTGAAGTGATGGGACGGTCACCTGCGATGGTGGCGTTGCCTGACGTTAAGATGTTGAATCTTATGTCAAAAACCATCATCCAAGCTGCGCAGAAACAAATAGATCCTCCACTGCTTGTTCCTGACGACGGGTTTCTTCTCCCTATCCGTACCCAGCCAGGTGGCCTTAACTTCTTTAGGAGTGGCACAAGGGATACCATTACGCCGCTTAACACTGGTGCAAACATCCCTATAGGTTTGACGATGGAAGACCAGCGTCGTGGCGCTATCCGTTCTGCGTTCTATGTAGACCAGCTACTATCTGCACAGACGCCTAACATGACGGCTACCGAGGTAGTGCAGCGTCAGGAAGAGCGTATGCGCGTTATAGGGCCGGTTCTGGGGCGTCTGATGAACGAGATGCTACGTCCTATGATAGATCGCGTATTTGCGCTGATGCTGCGCAATGACATGCTTGCGGTGCCACCGGATATATTGCAGGGCAGGGATGTGGACATTGATTATGTATCGCCACTTGCACGCGCACAGAAGTCTAGCAGTCTGAATGGTACGATGAAGGCTTTGGAAATCTTGCTGCCGCTTGCGCAGTCAATTCCAGTCGGCGACCACCTCAACCCAGATGGCTTGGTCAATCATGTTGTAGACTCTCTTGGTGTGCCAAAGGATGTGCTATTCCCGCAAGCGCAGGTTGAGCAAACACGTCAGCAACGTGCCGCGGCAGAGCAAGAGCAAATGCAGCGTCAACAGGACTCAGAAGACGTTTACACGGCTGCACAGGCGGCACAGGCGGTAAGGATGGTAGGCGATGGCAGTGGAAGTTAAGAAGCTGCGAGAGATGTACAGAGGCGTTTTTAGCGAACACGCTGGCGAACAGGTACTAAGGGATCTTGAGGCACGCTGTAACTGGCGTGCTTCAAGCTATGTGGCGGGAGATGCAAATGCCACAGCGTTTGAGGAAGGAAAGCGTGCAGTAATCCTTCATATCCACAACATGATAAGTGAGGAATAAATGTCAGAACAAGTAGCTGAACAGGTAGCCCAGCCTGATGCTGCGCCGATTGAAACACCGGCAGAGGTAGCACAAGGCGGGTCTGGTAACGACTTCTTGACCATGATACCAGAAGACATCCGTGAACACCCCAGCTTTGGGCCTATCAAAGATGTTGAAAACCTAGCGCGTTCTTATGTTAACGCACAAAGACTTATTGGTTCGGAGAAAATTCCGTTGCCAATTAACCCAACAGATGAAGATCTTGACAACATTTATGGCAGGCTTGGTCGCCCAGAAGCGCCAGATGGTTACGAGATCAAAGCAGACGGCAACGTAATTACAGAAGATGTGGCAAGCCAATACGCTGATATTGCTCACAAATTACGACTAACGCCAGATCAGGCGCAAGGTGTGCTTGAGTATTATCGCTCTACTGTGTCCAACTCTGCGGAACAAATGCAGCAGGCGGTGGCAGACCAAGCGTCTAGCACTGAAGCTGAACTGCGTCGTGAGTGGGGCAACAACTACGATGCCAAGCTGAATGCTGCATCTGGTGTTGCGCGTGAGTTTGCTGGCAGTGATGTCCTAGACATGCAGTTGTCAGATGGCACGCTTGTTGGCAATCACCCTGCGTTCATCAAGGCTTTTGCAGCTATGGCAGACTTTAAGTCTACTGTGACTAGCGAAGACAGCATTGATGGTGCGTCAGCAAATTACAACATGACGCCGAAACAAGCGCAGACTGAGATTGACGCAATCATGAATGATAAAAGCCATGCGTATTGGGACAGTAAGAATGTCACTGCACGGCAGAATGCCATCAATCATGTTCAAGAATTAATGAGCATGATCCATGACAGATGAGGAGCGAATTGAACTGCGTTTAGAGTGTCTTAGGATAGCGATTGAATTTGGCACACAACGTGATATTATGAATCCAGCCCACATGGCACAAATGTACTATGATTGGGTGGTACAGGGTAGCGGTGAAAGCCGTCCTGATGACAGCCGGAAAGACGGCGGCTTGACGCCAGCCAAAAAGGCTAGGAGTGTCCGAAAGGGTAGCACACCGCAAATTGCCAAAATGTAACTGTAGTTAGGAGGTAGGCTAATGTCTACAAACGTCACTACGGCATTTGTGCAACAGTATTCTGCAAACGTGCAGATGCTTTCACAGCAGATGGGTTCCCGTTTGCGTGATGCGGTTCGCGTTGAGAATGTTGTTGGTAAAAATGCCTTTATCGACCAGATTGGTTCGGCTACTGCTGCCTTGCGCACCAGCCGCCATGCCGATACTCCCCAGATGGACACGCCCCATGACAGGCGTCGTCTGAGCCTTGCGGACTATGAGTACGCAGATCTCGTTGACGACCAAGACAAGGTGCGGATGCTCATCGATCCGACTTCTTCTTATGCACGCGCTGCTGCCGCAGCAATGGGTCGTGCAATGGATGATGTCATCATCACTGCTGCAACAGGAACTGCAAGTACCGGCGAAACTGGTTCTGGCAGCGCATCGCTTGACGCAACAGCAAACTCGGTTGGTTCTTCATCGTCTAACGATGGCCTGACCCTTGCCAAGCTGCGTGAAGCAAAGCGTAAGATGGATCTCAACGACGTTGATCCGTCCATCCCGCGTTACATTGCAGTAGGCCCGAAGCAGATTGAAGATCTTCTTGGCGACACAACAGTCACCAGCAGCGACTTCAACACTGTGAAGGCACTCGTACAAGGTGAGTTGGATACCTACATGGGCTTCCGCTTCATCATGTCCAACCGTCTGTCCGTGGACTCTAACGATATTCGTAAGTGTTTTGCTTGGGCAGAAGACGGTCTGACTCTTGGTATTGGCAAGGACATCAGCGCACGCATTGATGAACGCGCCGACAAGGGATACGCAACTCAAGTCTATTACTGCATGAGCATCGGATCGGTGCGCATGGAGGAAGACAAGGTTGTTCAGATCTTCTGTGACGAAACCCCAGACTAAGAGGAGAGATGAATCATGACGACCAAAAACTCGACTCTTGTAGCTAACTTTGAAGCTTCACCACAGGTCTTTAGTGACTCGCATGAGTTGCATGGCGTCCTGCGTGTGGCACAGGGTTCAATCGCGCTTGCAGCAGGTGACAGCACTGACGATGATATCGTGATGCTGGTGCCTTTGCCAACCAACTCATCCATCACTGCCTTGCAGGTGGCGACTGATGCTTTGGGCGGTAGCTGTACGTTTAACGTAGGTTTGTACCAGACAGACGGCACAGTTATAGATGAAGATCTATATGCAACGTCCGTTGCTGATGGCACAACTGCTGTTGCGGATGTCCGCACTGAGGCTGCTGATATTAACACTATCGGTCAGCAGCTTTGGCAAGACGCTGGCGCTAGTAGCGATCCAGGTGGATACTACTATGTAGCTGCAACTTTCAATGCAACTGGTGGCACTGGCGGCGATATGTCGTTCATCATCCACTATGTTGTAAACTAATATTGAGGGGGCGGTACGCCGCCCCTTCTACTTATTGAGAGGTGTGTGATGCCGTCTGTCGTTGATATCTGTAACGAAGCTATGGATCTGCTTGGTGCAGATACGATTACGTCACTCACTGAAAATTCCAAAGAAGCACGTTTGTGTAACAGGCGGTTTGATACAGTAAGAGATACTGTTTTACGTTCACATAACTGGAACTGTGCTATTTCAAGGGCGGCACTTGCACAAGATGCAACTGCGCCATCTTTCGGCTTTACATACCAGTATACGCTGCCAACCAATCCTTTTTGTTTGCGTGTCATTTCCTTCTGGAATGCAGAGGTAAACAATGAAGTGGCGGCTTATAACAGTAATAAAATGTTTAAGATTGAAGGCCGCAAAGTGCTTTCTAACGAAAGTTCATGCAGCATTATTTATGTAGCTAGGGTTACGGATACAGAAACCTTAGACAGCCTTTGTTCAAGCGTAATAGCGCATAGATTAGCTAGTGAAACTGCGTATGCAATTACCGGCAGCAATAGCGTTGCACAAGCAACATTCCAGTTATACCAGCAACGCCTTAACGAAGCGCGTGGTATGGATGCCGTAGAAGGTTATCCAGAAAGAATCGAAGCTGACGAGTTTATAGATGTAAGGCTATAACATGGCGCGTGTTTCTACTATTATAACCAACTTTCGCGCCGGAGAGTTTTCGCCCCGTCTTGAAGGTCGTATAGACCTACAGAAATACAATGAGGCGGCAAAAGAACTAACCAACATGGTGAGTTTTCCGCAGGGTGGCATTACACGCCGTCCTGGATCTTACTATGCGGGTGCATCAAAGGATGGCGGCAAAGTCAGGCTGGTAAACTTTGAGTACAGCGACGAACAGGCGTATGTGCTGGAGTTTGGTGCCAACTACATCCGGTTCTTCAAAGATGGCGGCATTCTAACAGAAGCTACCAAAACCATTACGGGAGCAACGGCGGCAAACCCTGTTGTGGTAACGGCAAGTTCTCACGGGTATGACAACGGGGATCGTGTCTTTATCAAAGATGTTGTTGGGATGACCCAACTAAACAATCGTGAATTTACAGTAGCCAACAAAACTACTAACACTTTTGAGTTATCAGGAATTAATGGCAGTGGTTTTACAGCATACAGTAGCGCAGGAACATCTGGTAAAATTGTAGAAGTAACAACCACTTACTCGGTTACAGAAATTTTTGAGTTAAATCATGTGCAGTCTGCTGATGTGCTGTATCTTGCGCACAAAGACCATGAGCCAGCCAAGCTGACACGCACAACGGCTACTAGCTTTACTTTGGCTGATATAGATTTTATCGACGGGCCATACCTAGATGAAAACACAACGACAACCACTATTTATGCGTCAGCTAATACTGGCAGTGGCATTACCATAACAGCGTCTGCAAGTGTGTTTGCGTCTGCTGATGTGGGGCGTTTGATTAGGTTGCGTGAGGTTATTGAGGTTCAACACGACGAATGGGCGGCAAGCACCAATTATGCGCAAAATGATTTGGTGCGGTTTGGTAATAATGTATACAAAAAAACTGATAGTGGTACGGATGCTTCTGGCACATCGCCGCCTGTACATCTTTCCGGCTCTGAAACCTATGGTGATATAACTTGGGCATATCAGCATAGCGGTTCTGGTTATTTGCAAATCACAGGCTATACCAGCGCAACGGTTGTTACGGCTACCTTCAAAAATACTAATGGCGTTTTGCCAGCAAGTGTCGTTGGCAGCGGCACACCGACAACCCGTTGGTCATTGGGTGCCTTTGGGGGAGATCAAAAGTTTCCGCGTGCTGTAGCATTCTATGAAGAGCGTCTGTACTTTGCTGGCACCACAGGTCAACCACAAACCATCTTTGGGTCGGTAAGTGCTGACTTTGAAAACCATACACCAGGAACCAATGATGACGATGCTATTAACATTACTATTGCCTCAGATCGTGTCAATGTAATCAAGCACTTACTGCCAGCGCGGTTTCTTCAGATTCTGACTACAAGTTCTGAGTTTACGCTGTCTGGTGGCACTGGTGCAGAACCTGTAACGCCTACTAACGTCAACGTCTTGCGTGAGACTACGTTTGGCACATCTAATATTCGGCCAGTGCGTGCTGGCAATAGCACAATCTTGTTGCAGAAAGGTTCTGAACGGGTCAAAGAGATCACGTTTGATCTGGATACTGATGGCCTGCTGGGCGTGGATTTAACTATTCTGGCAGAGCATGTGGCCAGTGGTGGCCTAACAGACATGGTTTGGCAGCAGGAGCCAGAGTTAATTCTGTGGTTTGTGCATAGTGATGGCACCCTTGTAGGGCTTACCTATGACCGCGCTAATGGCGCTGTAGGCTGGCATCAGCATCCGTTAGGCAGTAGTGGTGTTGTTGAAAGCATCACGTCAATCCCAAGCGGTGCAGAAGATCAGGTGTATGTTTCTGTAAAGAGGACAATCAACAGTTCTGTTGTGCGCCACATCTGTTATTTGAAGCCCATTGATTTTGGTTCTGATATTGAAGATGCGTTTTTTGTAGATAGTGGCCTTACCTATACTGGCTCTGACACAACAAGCATTACTGGTCTAAATCACCTAGAGGGTGAAACTGTGCAGATACTGGCAGATGGGTCCACACATCCAGATAAAACTGTTTCTGGTGGCGCAATCACTCTTGAGCGTAGTGCTGGCAAAGTGCATGTAGGTTACAATTACAGTTCATTCGTTGAAACCCTGCGCTTAGAAGCTGGCGCAGAAGATGGTGTTTCCCAAGGTAAAATCAAAAGAATACATGGTGTTACGGTAAGGTTGCTTAATAGCGTGGGCGTTGAACTTGGCCCCGACACAAACAATCTTGACCGCATACCGTTCCGCGACAGCAGTATGGCAATGGATACAGCCGTGCCTATGTTTACAGGCGATAAAGAAATTTCGTTTCCATCAGGTTACGACAATGATGCGCGGGTGGTGGTACAGCAGTCCCAGCCATTGCCCATGACTATCCTTGCAGTTATGAGAAGGTCGAACACGTTTGATGCTTAGATTTTTGCCGTTTGCTCAAGAGCATGTGCAACACATTAAGTTAATGTTTGATCTTTCTGAGGATGGCCGAAAGGCATTAGTCGAGCATAAAGATATAAGGGGCTACACACTTTTTGAGGAAGATGTTGTGCTTGGAATTGGTGGCGTACACAACATATGGCAGGGCGTGGGTGAGGCGTGGCTGCTGTTAGGCAGGGAAGCGTTTGCGCGGCCCAGAACTGTAGCGCGACATACGGTCAATATGTTTGACCACTTGCAAGAAGAGTATAGGTATCAGCGCATCCAAGCAAGCATTGCAGTAAAAGATGTAAAGGCCAAAAGGTTTGCAGAATGGCTTGGTTTTGAAAATGAGGGTATAATGAAAAAATATGGGCCTGATGGTTCAGATTACTATCGTTATGCAAGGGTGATGTAATGAATCCAATGACGATTGCAGCAGGGGCGTCAGCAGCCAGCGCATTCCTTGGGTTCAAGGGCAACCAAGCATCAGCGCGTGCAGCGGAGGAAACAGCAGAATACTCGTCTGCAAAGATTTTGAATGAAGCTGTTTTGTTGCAGCGTGCAAAAATTGACCAAGAGGCTAATCTGCGTCGGTCAAATGACCGCCTCACTGCCTCCCAGACAGTGGCTACGGCAAAGTCTGGCATTGAAATGTCGGGCAGCCCGTATCTTGCTTTGGCCGATAGTTACTTTGCTATGGAGCGTGATGCACTGCGCATCCAATACGCATCTGACATCGAACAAGCCGATGCAATGGCAGAGGCAGCTATGAGCCGCGCCAGTGGCGCAGCGCGTGCATCAGGCTTTAGAACAGCGTCTTATGTAAGTTTGCTAAACGGCGCTAGTGCAGTGGCTGGAATGCAGCAACAACAAGATTTCTTTGCACTGCAAGATCAATACAGACAGAAAACATTATCGAGTTAGACATGCCAAAAATCCCGTTGTACGCACAAGGCCAAGGAACCGCAGTAGAGCTTGCCACAGGGCGGCTTGGGCCTAAAGCGCCTAGCGCAGCGTTTGAAGCGCCTGGGCAGGCTGTAGCGCGTGCTGGAGAGGCTTTAGGCAGGGCTGGCACCTCTTACGCTCAAAACGCTATGAGGTTTGAAGACGCGCGTAAAAAACTGGAATTTGATTTCCAGATGAAACAAAAGCAAGAGCAAACTCGCAATTTAACTAAGAAATATGAGGCGGCAGTGTTTGCTCAAAGCCAAGATTATATTTTGGGGAATACTGAATCGGATCCTTTTAAAGCAGCAGAGAATCTTGCAAGAGATGTTTATACCCCTTTGACTTCTGAAATAGATGCTCTTGATGTAACGGACAGTCAAAAAACGGCAATCAAAGGCGCTGTTTTTAGTAAGTTTGCTTATCAACATGCCGACATAAAAAAGTCTGCGCACAATCTTGGCACTTTGCAAGGTGGGCAAACCACAAACGATAGTCTTGAGGCTGGTCTTACAGAAGCTGGCACTGCATCAGAGGTAAGCGATTTGTTTGGCATTGTGTCGCGTATGAAGCAAGAAATCCGCGAAGGAAACTTTGCGGGACAGCGCGGTATTGCTTACTCCGAAAAAACCATACAGAAAGAGGCGTATCTGCGTTTTTTTTCTAACGGCATAGCTAACTCTGACAGTGTTGCAACCTTGCAAGAACAACGCGACTTAATTGGCTCGGTGCCAAACATAGCAGAGTCCACCAAAAAGACGCTTGAGGGTTTGATCTCTGGCAGAGAAGCTGACATTAAGGCGGGTCTGCGTGATAATATTTTAGGCTCTATCCTAACAGGAGATTTTGATGAAAGTCAGATGGAGTCGGCAGCGGCGCAGCTACGCACCAGAGGCGCTACTGAGATCAGGATTGAAGGCAAGGAGGGCGAAGATGACCTCGTGATCCCATTTGGCGGCGCTGGGTTTGACTTTCTTACTAGCCTCGCCAACACGCTGGATCGCGGGATTGATGACCTTCAGAACGAGAAGAACCGTTCTCTGATTGAAGAGGTTTCGCCAACGATTGTGGCTATGAACCGCGGTGAGCTTGAAGCCTTGGTTTCGGACGCGCAGTCTGCAAGCGGACAATTTGAAGGCGCTTCACTAACGACAAGAGGTGTTCTTGAGCGGCTGGCACAGGATCGCTTGAACACTATGGATCGTGAGTTGTCGTCAACGATTGAATCTCAAAAAGAGGCGTTGGGTAACATTCTAATAGCCAACAAAGGCATCTTCACAGAAAACGCAACAGAGTTGAGCAACCAGATCAGCGCAAATATTGATATTGTTTCTGACGAAAATGAGCAAATCGGTATCGACTTTGACAACTTTGTGAACGGCATTGCAATGGGTGGTCAGGTTTTTTCTGGCATCAAGTTCAAGTCGGCGGCAGATGGCAACAGCGCAATCCTTCAGTTGACAGAAGAGTTGAAGGGTGCTGACGCCAATGAGGCGGCAGTCCTGCAAACTGCAATCGACAGTCTCACCAAGATGGAGGCTGATAGACAGGCGCAGATTACTAATGACCCTGTAAAATTCATCCAGACAAACCGTGCGCCTGGACAAGAATTAGCCACAACGTCAGAGCTTGTAACTATACAGCAAGGCTTGGGCATAGCTCCTGTAGACATTCGCGTGGCGTCTGATCAACAGATCAGCACGTTTCAAGGTCAATTTAGAAACCCAGAGCTAACAGCACGCGAGAAGTCAGAGCTTGGCATTGAGTTTATTACGCGGTTTGGCGTCGAGCATGAGGGCCGCGTTATGCGCAACCTTATGAACCAAGGCGTGCTTACGCTTGCTGACACATGGATTATCGCCAACCCTGACAATGCCGCAGGTTTTGACATCGACGCAGCTAACCGTCCTGACATTGTAAAGACGCTGAAAGCGGAGCTTGGCAATACAACAGTCAGAGAGATCATGGACGAAGTGCGCGTGCAGAACGGTGAGTACACCGGCAGTGTGATCGGTGGCATGTCAGATACCCTCATATCTCGCGGTGCCACAGGATCTCGTATGTTGCACATCACCGCAATGAATGGCCTGATTCAGAACACCGCTATGTATTACATGCAAGATGGCAAGACGACTGTAAGCGAGGCTGTGGCAAAGGCCATTGATAATGTGGTCAATACGCAGTTTTCCTTTGCAGAAGTAAACGGCAAGCCCTTGCGTATGTTAAAGGGCCTTGAGGGGCAAGCAAAACCTATCTCTACGTTACTTTCTAGGCATGTTACAAGTGAGCCGCTGCGCGAATACATTACTAGCATTGCTCAAATACCGCCGCTTGCAGGGCAAAGTGACGAGGCTGCACGCCTTCAGTTTATGAAAGATTTATCGCAAGGCTACTGGGTTACGACATCTGATCATAAGGGTGCATACTTAGTTGACCAAACCGGCAACATGGTGCCGCGTAAGATTGATCCTACACCGTTTGGACCGGTTGATCCAAAAGATGCCTTCATCACAGTGCGATTTGACCAGCTTATCCCAATAATGGAAACATACAATAAAATCGAACAGCTAAATAGAAAAAGAGAAGCTATGGATAGATTGAGGCTGTTTGATTAATGGTAGACTTTTACGTCCCAGAGCAACAATTTGATAAAAACGCTTTCGATAGTTATTTCGACATATCGAAGGCTGGCACCCTTGATGTGCTTGGCGCTACGCTGGACGAAACCCTTTACTACAACCCTCTCAGCGCATTAAACCGCACGTTTGATCAGTATGCAGGGCCAGGTGCTGACGGACGCCGATTGTCTGCCGAAGAGCATCGTGAAAGCCAATACTACCGTCCTGGCATTGAGGTGGACGAAGATGGCATGACAGAGGGTTTGGCAAATTTGCTTGCTGAACGCTATGACCGTCGTGCTGCGTTTAGATCTACGCTAAACAGATCACGCGGCGGGTTTGGTTTGGGTGCTGCGCAATTTGGCACCATGCTTGCTGGTTCTGTCATTGACCCTTTTAATATTGCAAGCGCCTTCATACCGACGATTGGTGCAGCGCGTATGGCAACGATGGCGGCAAAGTATGGGAAGACAGGCAGTCGATTAATTGGTGGTGCAATTAACGGCGCTGTTGGCGCTGTGCCTTTGGAGGCCGCTATTATCCTGCCCCAAGCCTATCGTGATCAAGATCCTGACTACGGCTTGATGGACAGCTTCCTTAACGTCACTTTTGGCGCTGTGCTTGGTGGTGGACTGCACGCTGGTTTTGGCAAGATTTCAGACCGCATCGAAGCAAGCGCAGTGAAGCGTGAGGCATTGGCGCGTTCTATTGTTGATGCGCTAAACGACCAACCAATTAGTGGTCACAAAATAATAGAGGCAGAAGAAGCAGCAAAAGACGCTGAGATTATTGCCGCTGCAAACGAGCGTTTGGCTAAAGATCGTTCTGTAAGGGGTGTAGAGCCTAGATTTGATCCAAAAACAGGCGACATAGTTGAAGAAACTGTTTTCCGTGGTGATCAAGTGCCTGAGTTTGGTGAGCCGCCTATACGCAAAGGCAAAGCGCGTCCACCGCGTTTACGTGTTGAAGAGCCAAAAACATTAATACAGTACATTAGGGCAAAGGGTGGCATAGACCCCAACAGCCAAGGTGCCGCTGATTTAAAGGAAGTAATACCTGCTGCAAAATCCGGAAAGTTTTATGTTAGTGCCGCGAAGGGTGGCAGGTCTGTAGATGAAATGTTAACTGCCGCCAGAGAAGATGGATATCTGCCAGCGGAGATTGAGGGCGTAGCAGATGATATTGGCATCAACGATCTCATTGATGCTGTACGTGAAGACAAGGCTGGCAACAAACAATACTCCATTGCAGATGCAGATGCTGTGCGTGAATTTGAAAGCGCACAAGACATACAAGATTTCTTGGCAAGAAAGGGCATAGACCCAACCGGCATGACAGACGGAGAGCTTGATCGCGCAATATCAGAAGCTGAGTTTGTCGATCAACAATTGTCGATTGATGCCGTTGATAGAGATGTAGAGCCATCTGCGCTTGAAGGCTCACCTTTAACACAGCAAGAGTCATTAAATGCTCAGAATGAGGCATTGATACAAGACTATGATTTAGGTGTTGATATTGATGGCAAGCCTAAATTAGCTGAGTTGGAAGAATCTGGCATGAACCTGCGTGTGCAGGAGTACCAAGAAACGATTGATGAGATTGCACAGCTAGAGGAAGAGTTGACTATAGCGCGTGCGGATAGCGAAGATGAGTTACCGCAAGATTTTATAGACGACATTGAAAGCGCAGATGCAGCGATACGGCGTGCTGACGAGTACATGCCGGAGGCTGTAAAGCGTGCAGCGGTCTGCGTCTTTGGCAAAAGTGGAGCAGCATCGTGAACACAAAAGAATGCGGCCAGCAGCTTCTAAAGTTTGCACAAGAGAAGAACATTGCCATAGCGCAAGAAGAAATCAATGGCATCGTTAAGGTGATGGAAGAGCTTATCGAAGAGCGTGGTGGTGCCTACAAGGGTGACACTACCCTCAACGATATTACAGGCAAAGCGATTGAGTTTGCGCGGCAGTCTAAGATCAATGCAGCTATTGAGAAACGCAACCGCCTGATTAATGCGCGTCGTTACTTAGCAGTAATGAATGTAATACGCCAAGAGCCAAACAATCCTGGCAAAGCGCTGTCTGCTTTGATGGTGGGTGATGCTAGGCGCACGCTACACAGCGTTGATGCCAAGCAGCGTGGTATTATGGTGGATAATACGCAAGCACTTGTTGTTGCTTTAAGAAACAAAGGACTATTAGATATTTTTCGTTCTAATGAGCTTGATGAAAAGATATATCAAGAGATGTTTGATGGCTTTGGCACAAGCGGTAGTAAAGAGGCGAGACAGATAGCAGAAATTGTAAAGCAAGTGCAGAAACGGTTGCTTGATCGTAAAAACCGCGCTGGCGCTAACATTGGTGAGCTTGAAAACTATGTGGTGCGGCAACATCACGATCCGCTGTTGATCCGTGGCAAAGGCACACAAGAAGACAAGCAAACATGGATTACGTTTGTGCAAGAAAACATGGACGTTGAGAAGACGCTTGAGAACAAGCCGCGTGGCATGTCTGTCGAAGACTACCTTGGCGGTATGTGGGACAACCTTGTTAGCGGTAATCACATGAAGGCTGATGGCGTTGATGCTATGGGTGGCAGTGATCAATCCAGAGCTATGCGTCCATTGCAATTTACTGGCCCTGTCAATCTTGCCAAAAGAATGAGTGCGCAGCGTATTATCCATTTCAAAAGCGGCCAGTCTGCACTAGCTTATGCAAATAAGTATAGTCGAATGAAATTATCACAAGCGATATATCAAGGCATTTCTCATGATGCACAGGCTATAGGATTGCTTGAAACTTTTGGCACTAACCCTAGAGCCATGTTTGAACGTATCCTTACAGAGATTCGTCCCAAAGGCATAAGTAGGGCAATTAAAGAAAATCGTCTTAAAAATGAGTTTGCAGAATTAGATGGCACTACTCGCGCTTTAGGGGCTACGCAAACTATTGGCAACACCAGCGTAACATATGCCGGAATTGCTGCTGGATTTCGCATGGTGCAATCTATGGCAAAGCTAGGCTTTGCTACCATTTCATCCTTTTCGGATATCGCAACAAAAGCTGCGTTTATTAATTCTAATACAGAGCGTAACATTTTTGGCTCTTATGCTGTTGCTTTGCGTGATACCTTCCGGTTGTTTAATAGTGAGCAACAAAAAGAACTAGCTTATTTGGTTGGTGTTGGCATCGACAACGAGCTTGCTGATGTTCACGCTAGGTTTGGCGCTAATGACAGTGGCCCTGGAATGATGTCCAAGGCGCATCAATTATATTTTAAATTAAACGGTATGCAGTGGTGGAACAACACTCAAAAGGTTGGGGTGGCACGCATGTTGGCTGCAGATCTTGCCAACTATTCTAATCGTGCATTTGATCAAGTCCCAGCAGAAACCCGCAGATTGCTTGCCCTTTACAATATTAACGAAGGTGAGTGGGGTCTGTTCCGTGGCTTGGAAATGAAAGCCGCTGATGGCCGCAACTATCTTGTGCCTGACTTGGTTGAAAACATACCTGATGCTAAACTTGACCCGCTAATTGCAGAACGCGTAGGGCGGCTAGACATTACTGACAAAATGCGTCGAGATTTTCGTGATGACTTGCGCACTAGGATAGCTGCATATTATGCAGACAGTGCAGACGCGGCAATCCCAACACCAGGCGCTAGAGAGCGTGCGCTGATGAATCAAGGCTCACCACGCGGCACTGTTACAGGTGAAGCATGGCGTATTGTTATGCAACTGAAAGGCTTTCCTATTACTTACGTTACAAAAGGTTTGGGGCGGCAAAAAGCAATGTCAGGTTATTATGGTGTTGCTAAAATGATGGTTGGAACGACGATGATGGGGTATGTTTCGGTTACTATGAAAGACATTCTCAAAGGCAAAGAGCCTATGGAAGTGTTTGGTGATGATTACACCCTTAACACAGATTTGCTTTTTCGTGCATTTACACAAGGTGGCGGTGCTGGCATTTACGGCGATTTTATTTTTGGAGAATTTAATAGATATGGACAAGGCCCACTAGAAACACTGATGGGGCCATCGCTAGGTACAGCAGCAGATGTACTAAAAATTTGGGGTAAGTTTAGGTCTGGCGACGACGCAGCGGCTGAAACTGTGCGCTTGGCTTTCCGCAACATTCCTGGTGCTAACATATTCTATGCCAAATTGGCATTAGACTATCTGTTTATGTACGAGCTTACAGAGTTTGCAAATCCAGGCTATTTCAAGCGCATGGAACGTCGCATGGAGAAAGACACTGGGCAAGAGTTTTACTTCCCACCATCGCAGTATGTACGATAGTGTGAAAATAGGGTATAAATACCTCAAGGAGCAAGGGCATGACGGTTAGCAGCACCACTACAAAAAGTTCGCATTCGGGGAATGGTGTTCTTGATACCTTTGCCTATGCCTTTAAAATCTTTGCAGACGATGACTTGGTTGTTATCATCCGCACCAACTCTACTGGTGCTGAAGCCACTAAGACAAAGACAACGCATTATACGGTTACAGGTGTTGGCAGCGCGTCTGGTGGCAACGTCGTATTTACCAGCGGCAACATTCCAGCGTCAGGTGAAACTGTTGTTATCAAAAGAAGTTTAACCCTTACGCAAGCTACCGATTATGTAGCCAATGACCCGTTCCCTGCCGATAGTCACGAGGATGCGCTTGATCGTTTGACCATGATTGCGCAACAGCAACAAGAGGTGTTTGACCGTGCTGTTGTTTTGCCAGCGACAGACACGGCGTCAACGACCATTCCCAATTCTGTAACCCGTGCCAGCAAATACTTGGCGTTTGATTCCAGTGGCAATCTTACTGCGGCAGCAGGAACGGCTGACGTGACTCCCATAGGGTCTGTTATGGAATCTGTGGTTGGTGCTTCTACTTTAAACACTGCTCGTACTGAATTACTTAGCGGAACAAATATTTCAGTAAACACTGCCAATACTATTACGACTCTTAATTCTAACGGCGATCTGACTTTGACGCCTAACGGCACCGGTACTGTAATTGTTAGCACTGACCTAGATGTTGATAACATTAACATCAATGGCAATACTATCAGCAGCACTGATACGAACGGTAACATAACGTTAGACCCCAATGGCACGGGCAGTGTTGCAATAACCTCGGCTAATCTTGTCTTAACTAGCGGTAACGGAATTGATTTTAGTGCAACAGCCGACAGTTCCGGCACGGCAGCGTCTGAAGTTTTTGATGACTACGAAGAAGGTTCTTTTACGCCTACATGGGCGAGTGGTCTTACATCAATTTCATACACCAGCCAGGTTGGCAGATATGTAAAAATTGGCACTTTTGTTTATTGCCAAATACTTCTTGATGCTAGCAGTGCGACCAAGGCCAGCAGTCAGGTCAAGATTGGTGGTCTGCCGTTTACATCAGCAAATGTAACAAACTCACATGGCAGTGGTGTATGTGCAGCCACGGCAGGTGGCTTTGACATCGGCGACGGTGTTGTGTTTGAGATTCAAAGCAACGACACAGAGTTGATTTGGCATAGCCAAAGTGGTGCGGATTATGCGGGAACCTCTTTGAGCGATCAAAATGCACCTATGAAATTTACTGCCACCTACATCTCAGCTTAATACGAGGTAACAATGTCATTAACAAAAGAGTTTGAATACGATTGTGAAGTACGCGGGCCTTACAAAGCTGTGCAAGTTCGCAAAACCACTATTATAAAAGATAGCGGCGCAGAGATAAGCAGGACTCACCACCGGCATGTTTTGCAATGCCGTGATAAGTCTAGCGGATCATGGGCAGACACAGATATTTCTTCTGAAGATTCGTCTGTGCAGGCAGTATGTAATGCGGTGTGGACTTCTCAGGTAAAAACCTCTTATCAAACGTTCAAAGATTCCTTGAACAAGGGGTAATAATTAATGACTGTAAGTGCAGGTTCTGTCGCTTATAAACTATACACGGGCGATGGCAGCACGCATGTTTTCGCTTACACGTTTCGCATTTTTAAAGAGACAGAACTACTTGTATTAATTAGAAATAATACAACCGGCGCTATACATATAGCAACAGACAATGCGCGTAGCGGCAGTTATGATCCTGACACGCATGTCGGCGGCCAAGGTTTGAATACAGCTTATATTCTGTCTGGCGTAGATTCGGCTAGTGGCGGCAATGTAACATTCAAGTACGATACGGGCAGCCCATCAGACGCGCATTATAGTGGCACAGATTACAGGCCGCAGTCTGGTGAAAGCGTCATTATTATCAGGTTGCCAACGGTAAGCCAGGAAACAGATTATGTAGTGGGCGGCGCGTTTCCTGCCGAGTCACATGAAGATGCACTTGATAAGCTGACATTCCATGTGCAGCGTTTAGAAGACAAGGTAAACAAAAGCATTCAAAGGTCAGAGGCTGACACTGGCGTTGTTGGCAGCAGCATAGATAAATCTTTATCAGTATTGCCTGACCACGCTACCCTAAAGGGCAAAGTTCTATCGTTTAATTCAAGCACTGGGGCAACAGAGGCAACGATAAGTGCAGCGGATGTTACGTTGCTAACAAGTTCTCAAATATCAGCACCCATTCTTAGCGGCTCTTCCAGTTCGGCTGGATCTATCCTGTTTAAAGAAGACACAGACAACGGCACCAATGCAGTTACATTAATTGGGCCAGCGTCTACAGCAGACATTACAATAACGCTGCCAGCTAACGCAGGCACTATTGCCTTAACGTCTGACATACCTACAAGCGGCATATCTAGTGGCAATATTGCAACATTTACAAGTGGTGTAGTTGACGATGATTTCCTGCGCATAACTGGCACTGCTGTAGAAGGCCGATCAGCGTCTGAGGTTTTGTCTGATATTGGCGCACAAGCTAGTTTGACCTTTGGCATTGGTGATGCGAATGCTGTCAAAATTGACAGTGCTTCAGTAGCAGATGATGAGTATGCACGCTTTACATCCAGCGGTTTGGAAAGCCGGTCAACATCAGAGGTTCTGTCTGACATTGGCGCTATAAGCACGTCAAGCACTGACACCCTTACAAATAAAACGCTAACCAGTGCAGTGTTGAACGACACTATTTCCGGCACCAGCATTAAAGATGAAGACAACATGGCGTCTGACAGCGCCAGTCATTTGGCCACACAACAGTCCATCAAAGCCTACGTTGATGCAGAAATTTCTGGAGTTTCAGCAGGTGATATTACTGGCGTTACGGCTGGCACAGGGCTGTCTGGCGGCGGTTCTTCTGGTGATGTTACCCTTAATGTTGATACTGGTATATCAAACGGCCAGATAGCGGCCTTTACCAGCGGTGCTGTAGACAACGATTTCCTCAGAATAGATGGCACAGCCATCGAAGGGCGTTCTGCTTCTGAAGTGCTGTCAGACATCGGTGGTCAGGCTAGTCTGACATTTGGCATATCCAATACCAATGCCGTAAAGATTGACAGCGGTGATGTCGCAGATGACGAGTATGCACGATTTACAGCAAACGGTCTGGAGAGTCGGTCAACCAGCGAGGTGTTGTCTGACATAGGCGCACAGGCATCACTTACCTTTGGCATATCAAATACCAACGCGGTCAAGATCGACAGCGCATCTGTTGCTGACGATGAATATGCGCGGTTTACTGCAAACGGCTTAGAGAGCAGAGCAACATCTGAGGTTCTTTCGGACATAGGCGCAATAACAGCTAGTTCCTCTGATACACTTACAAACAAAACGATAGATGCTTCCCAATTATCTGGCACAGTCGCCAACGCTAGATTGGACGCGCAACTTCAAGATGTGGCTGGCCTCGCTGTAACAGACGGCAACTTTATTGTGGGTGATGGCAGCAACTTTGTTGCAGAGTCCGGTGCTACTGCCAGAACAAGTCTGGGGCTTGGCACTGCAGCGGTGCTGGACACAGGTATATCGAATACGAATGTCCCAAAGTTTACGTCCGGTGTTGCAGACGATGATTTTCTACGAGTAAACGGAACAGATATCGAAGGTCGCTCTGCCTCTGAAGTTTTGTCTGACATAGCGGCCATGCCACTGGCTGGCGGCACGTTTACAGGCGATGTCACCTTCACTGGCGATGTTGTTGCGATTACTTCAACGGATGCCGGTACAAGTGCTGCACCTTCGTTACAGCTTTACCGCAATAGTTCATCCCCTGCCGATGACGATGACATTGGTCAAATACAATTTTTCGGACAAAATGATGCGGGAACTCCTGAAAAAATTGAGTATGGCCGTATAGATGTGAAAATTGAGGACGCTTCTGACGGAACAGAGGATGCCGCTCTTGACTTAGTTGCAATGCGTAGCGGTGCAGCCACTATTTATCAAAGGATGGCGTTCGGTCTAAGTCAGTTTTACAAGACAATTTATCTTGGCACTAACGTAGATATTACGTTTGAGGGTGATAATTATAACGACCACGAAACCACGTTGACCGTTGCTGACCCAACAGGTGATCGTACCATCACGTTTCCCGACGCCACCGGTACAGTAGCCCTGACCAACGGCAACGCAGTTCTTCTGAACACGACGACGGTCAGCAGTGGAGTGTCCAGCGTTGATTTTGGGTCGAGCCTAATTACTGATACTTACAACGATTATCTGCTAGTCGTATCGGGGGCAACAGTTTCGGCATTGACTAGACTGAGGATGCGATTAGGCACAAGCAACGCTCAAGACACAAGCACCTC